GCATACACATTCCCTTTCCCTCTGCTTATGTTGAACTCTTGCAAGTCGTTGCGACTCGGGTTCGGTTGTACTCCACTCGCTCGAATTAGCTGTTTGCCTATTCCCCATGTGCCATCCGTCCGACCATACTTGCATATGCCTGAAAAGTTCGCCATGTTGAACTTTCCCTTCGCAAGTGGCGCAGATGATGTCAGCACTATAATCTTCTCCATCTTCAGCCCAGTGTACGGATCCGTCAGTGGTAGTCCTTTTGGGAACATAAGTTGAGCTACCTGTATTGTATTTCCAGATTCCCCTTCCAAATTCATGGGCACGGGTTGTGCTATCGTGAAATCCGGCGAGAATCTGTTGAACAGCAGGAGATTTATCTGATTGTTGCCTGTGGATGAGGTTCGTAAGGGTGAGAAAACTACGATTGCTACCCACCCGCCAAAGGTTTGAACGTCGTCCTCGTTGAGCTTGTTTCCATAATGATACGCAATGTTCTTCTGGTCGATGAACTTCTTGGTTATTGCATCCATCATCTTCGGATCGAACATGCAATATTCGAACATCGTCCACTGTGAGAGCCCCCTGATTGATGTTGGATGTATGTTCGGCGGTAGCCTGATCATTGCAACCTTTCCCGCATGAAATCCAGTTCCCATGATGTTCATTTTGTATTCCATGCCACCACCCCATGCGTTGTAAATTTTTGAGAGATATGCGGCAATTTGATTCATTCTTGAAGGGTGCAGTGGAGAGTACCACAGGAGTGTCCCCTCTACTTGGTTTGTCGACCAGGTTATGTTCGCTGTTTGCAGGAAGTGTTCGTATACATATGGGTCCATCGCATTCTGAACTCCTACTTTCGATGGGACCTCCGTCTCCGGAGGCACAACCGCAACTTCCTCCGCTGAGATCACACCTGGTACACCAGAAACTGAGTCTTCCTCCAAACCGTCCGAGGAGGCTCCGGATGTCGCTGTGGCGGGGGCTGCCCTTGTAGCCATTTTCTTTCAAGTAATTTTTGATGTTATTTCGCACTCCAAGATTTTCTAACTTTGCAATGACGTCTGACTCATCATTCATTGAACGACCAGAGCTCACATTAAGTGTAGGAGCTTTGAACAAAACAATAGTCCTCATCTCTTGGAACGTTGGTAAATAATCGAAGTTGATCCTATATTCGATAAGTTTTTTGAGGAAATGGGCGCGCAATTTGTCGTAAAAATCTCGCCCAACCAAACAAGCCTCTCGCAGACCACTATCAACAGTTGCCAAAATCGTGGTCTCGTCAAAGCAGATTTCATTGGGGGACTCCCAAAATTTATGTGTTCTCCTTGCTAATGTCCATTCTGTCAATTTTGCGAATACCTCAGGTATTAGCGCACCAAAATAGTACGATCCATGCTTTGTGAAGGTGCGCTTAAGGAAAGTCATTTCAGATAGGTTACGCCAGGGTCCAACCTCAGCATCATCCTTTGACGGGGGTGTAGCTTTGAGGTTTAACAACTTACACTCTTCGCAGAACGTGTGAAAATTAAACCATGGTAGTACATCTGGAGTGGCAGTGACCATCATATCATCGCCATAGCAGGACAATCGCACGCACTTAAGCCATGAACCGAAACCGGCTTTCTGTGGATCATTCTTCTGAGCTAAACGTATGAATATGTAGCTGTTATATAGCATATTCACAATGCAATTATCTAGAGATGTGAAAGGTTGGCCAGACACTTGACCACCAGGGCATTGCAAGACCGCATCAAAGTAAGTAATGAGTGGTTTGACTAAATGAGCATAGATGGTTGTCCTTATCGTATCATGCTCCTCTTTCCAATCTGGGTCGCAAAGTTTGTAGATTGCATTGTA